ACTTTACTACCTCTGCCTTCGGCAGTTTGAGGGAAGAAGAAGTCTTCGTTGGTGCTCAATGGGTTATAAGTAGCATCCATCATGTTTTGCCCGCCACCGGTCTGCGTAGGAATTCTACGCTGATGCACTTCGTTTTTGACACGTTCAACAAAGCTCATGGCCATGTGGCTTGGCATGTTACCCACATCAATGTAAAATACACGGCGTTCTGGGGCACGTTGTACACGGTAGATAATGATAGCATCTTCAAGTAATTCTTTTTGTTTGAATACTTTAAACACATTTTCTAGTACGCTGTTGCCAAACGGCCAACTAAAGTCTAACCCTTCAGTTAAACTCAAATGCACAATATGTTCCGAATTTATAGTGGTTTCATTTTGTGCACGACTGAATCTTGAACCACCGCTGTAGGGATTAGCAGGCTGTATATAAGCACCGCTGGATCCGCCAACCTGTGGACTTTGAACACTAACATCGCTGGCATTTACAGTAGTTGCTGTTAAATTTTCAAAATTGGGTGCTAGATCTTTTACAATGTATTGTTCTGGCTTTTTGCCTTCGGCTTCGTTGACAATTACTTTGACAACTTTAGACATTTCAATCCAAAACAGTTTAAATGTTTCAGGATCACGAATAAACACTTGATCACCATACTTGATGGTGTTTCTAAACATTTTAAAAATTCGTTTGTTTAATTCATTTAAACTTGTCCACTGTGTCAATTGTTCGGAAATAATTTTAACTTCACTGTCTGTGGGTTTTTCTTTCCAGTATAGCTTAAATGCTGTGCCGTTTTCTTCGTTTTGCTGTGTGCTAAACTCTGCCAAAATGTCTAGTGCAGCATTGACTTCACTGTCCATGTCCATTTGCTCGTACTGATTGTATCGTTCAATACGGTTTGGATGCCCAATATACACTTCTGGTAGATTACTTTGGAAATTTCTATAGCTAGGTTGGTTGTTGCCCGGGGCAATGCTACCCGAAATTGGGCTTAGTGCTCCAGCTACGTTTGCGGTTCTAAAGTATTTTTTCCAGGCCATGTTAAATGTTCTTTCGTAGCTTATTTACCTAAGGTTAAGCTAGCGCATTATGGATTCTATTCAGCAGATCTGTTTGTCTACGTTCCTCGTCGTACATATTTGCTAATGCCAACACCATTGGTGTAAATTCAGCTGACGGTCGATTACCTGCTGCGGCCTGTGTTTCATTAACTGCAGGCGCTTGTGAAACTGGGGCTGCTGGTGTGGTTGCAGCCGGTGGTTCGGCTTGTGGTCTTGGCAGAGGTGCAGCAGGAGGTTCAGTTGGCGTTGGTGGTGCAGAACGCGGAGGCACCAACGGATAACGATTTTTGTCAATTTCTCTTGGTTGTACGTCTCTGGGCAGTAGTTCTAATATAGATGACAGTGTTGTTCGTAAAATTTCAGCTTGTGCTTGAGCCACTGTGTAGGTGTATTTGATCAATTCTGCTGTGGGTCTAAATAACTCAACTGTGATACCTTCCACAGTGTTTTTTGTGTTTTCAAGACTGCGTTGTAGGCCAACAAAAATTTTACCGTAATCTGCAACATCCATCAATGCTGCTTTGACTTGAGCTATTGCTTCTGCTGTGGTTGCAACTGCTCCTGACAATTTACCGCTTGCTTGTCCTACTTCTGCCACACTGGTTTCAAACACTTTGAACACCTGTGCATTTGAAAATGCCTCGGGTCTAGCAGCCATCATGTAAAATATATCATTCATATTTTTTGCAGCATCCTGAGTCTGAGTCACCACAGCACCCATGCTTTCAGCTGTATTTTTTAAAAAAACTTCAGGATCTACATTGAGATCTGTTACCAACCCTTGCAGTGTTTTAACTACTTCAGGATTCATTGCCTGTAAAGCCAAAGTTGTTCTATTGATTGCTGTTTGTCCCGTTTTTGCTGCCATGGTCATGTCAACAAATGCTTCTTGCAACATAGGTGGTAGTTGTTGCAATGCTGCATTAAAGTTTTTGCGTTCATCAACTGTCATTTTGGCCACCATGGATTGATAGGCCGCTTGATTGGCTCTACGTGCTAGCTCATCGTTTTGCTGCTTGATCGATTTGCCAGTTATGTACTGTAGTTCTTTTTGCGAAGCAAGATAAGACTGGCTACTGGCCAAAAGCTGCTGTTGATTGGTAAAAGCATTGATTCCCAGTTGTTGTTGAGTGACCATATAATCTGCTACTGCTTCAGTGGCGCCTTCAAATCCGCCCAGCATGGTCAGCACGCCATCATCAAAATTATTGACTGTTTTACCAATTTGCATGCCAGCCATCACTGCTCCGCCACCTAGTTGTGCATACTTGTCAGCGTTTTGAATCAATGATCTGCTGAAAGTTTCAAGGCTCAAGCCTGCTTCAGATGCTGCTAGTCTTGCTGCTTGAAAGTCATGTCCAAATGTAATACCTGCAGCAGATAGTCCTTGCATCACATTGGTCAATTTCTGCATTTGAGACATTTGATTGGCCAGTTGCTCTTTGCCAATGCCGACTACACCACCAATGACTTCAGATAATGCGTTAAATGCTACGTTTAAACCAGGCAAAGTTATTAGCAGTGCTGTGCCTGTGGTCTGCAGGGCTTTTCCTACTTGATCCAAAACTTCAGTGTATCTGTTGATCGCTGCACTGGCACCATCATAGGCATCCGATGTGTTTGCCATGTCATAGGGCACTCGTACAAATGTTTTAACTGCTGAAGACATCACATCGCCCAAAGACGATAATGCATTTTGAAAAGCATACAGTTTTGTTGTAGACCCTGATAATGCACCGGCCTGGCCAGTGGCTGCTCCTGCTGCCAAATTTGATCGTGCGCTGAGCTGATTTAAACTGCTAATAACACTATTTGCTTGCGCACTGGTCATCCCGAATTTTGTTGCTAATTCGTTTAATGCTTCTTGCATTGCGATTGGGTCAATGTCTGCCATATTTAAAAATCCAGGTATTTGTCCAGATAAGTACTAGTATATTATTTATGGTGATCAAACATGCCAATTCAAAGCAGTAATCCGTTACAAAAACACTTTAGACAACCACAACTTTACATTCAGTTGCCCAGCAAAGGTAGATGGTGGACCGCGGGGTCAGTGTCAATACCGCCCACTGGGGAACTGCCGGTGTATTCCATGACTGCCCGGGATGAGTTAGCTATCAAAACACCTGATGCGTTGCTTAATGGGCAAAGCACAGTTGATGTGATTCACAGTTGTATCCCTGACATAAAAAACGCATGGGATATGCCTGTGGTGGATCTAGATGCTGTGCTGATATCTATTAGACAAGCAACTTATGGTAATAAAATGGATTATGTCAGTGTATGTCCACACTGCCAATACAAAAACGAACACACTGCTGATCTTGGAATGATCATGAGTCTAGTCAGCTGCCCCGATTTTGACACTACTCTTAGAGTTGGTGCACTTGAATTTTATTTCAAACCCGAAACATTCAGAACTTACAATGCCAACAGTATGCGTAATTTTGAAGAACAGCGTTTGATACAATCAATTGCCAATGACAGCATTTCCGACGAAGAAAAAGAAAACCAGTTCACAGTGATGTTTAAGAAACTGCTGGACATGACTGTAAACAAAATTGCAGACAATGTTGCTGCAATCAAAACCAGTGACGGCGACACCATCGTTGATCCCGGACACATTGTGGACTTCTTTCACAATTGTGACAAAACTATGTGGAATAGCATCAAAGATCATTTGGAAAAGCTGGGCAGTGCCAATCCCATCAAGGAACTAGATGTAGCCTGTGACAACGATAACTGCAAAAAAGAATACAAAGCACCATTGGTATTCGAGCTATCAAATTTTTTCGGCTAAGGCTTTTGATGTTAAAAACTGAGGAAATTGTTGAGTTACTCGACAGTTACGAAAAAGATTCAAAAGCCCTTAAGAAAACAATCCTCAAAATGTGCTGGTATATGCGTGGTGGATTAACCTATGACGAAGCAATGATTATGGGTTATCAAGATCGTGAAATTGTCAATCAAATTATCGAAGAGAATTTAGAAACTACTAAAGAAACTAGATTACCATTCTTTTAAGATGTGCGTAGCACATCTATCACTTTCGTTCCACTACGTTACACTCAGTGATATATTTTTTTTATTTCTTAGAGCGAAGCGACTTAAGTATTCATCCAGATTTAATGGTCACACTTTGCCCGCACAGGGCAAAGAAACTTCATCCGAGTTCGGCAAGTCACTTAGCGTTACAACAATTACAGAGGCGGTTGTCCGGTACCTCGAGTTGCGTCTTATAACAACGGCGGGTCAATATACATACGCTAACACATATACTGATCGTGTAGCATCACTGCTACGTCTTTTTCCCTTTTAAAAATTCTATTCAAACAATCAAATCGCAGGTGTTAAGCGATCGTCGTCCTGTCAAGGATAGTGATTGAGTGCTCGCGGCAGCGGCGAGGCTTCGGTTCCCTGCGATCCTGGATCCAGGTGTCTTCTGTTCGGCACACGTGATTGACCTGTGCGAGTCTTAACTGCTTAATTTGTTTAAAATGTGGGAGCCATGGATACGGCAATTGATGATGCCGTTGTAATAATCTGTTGATTCTAAAACACGCCTTAAAAACTGTTCTCTAGCTTCAACGTAGCTGCATTCTGCCTTGGATCGGCAGTAGTACAGGATTTCACGAGTGAAATTTTCTGTACCCAATGATTCTACATCTTTGAGTAGTTCGGGGCTTGAGCCATAATAAATTTGCCAGTCACTGTCCACTTTGCTGCGGACTTTTTTCTTTTTCTTTGTACCGTTTTTAAGTTTTACTGTTTTAGTAGATGTTTTTGAAAATTTAGCTAGTTTTTTGCCTATGTATTTTCGGCCTGATAGCTTGTTTGTAATAATGTATACAAATCCAACACAATCTTCGGGTAGATTCTCAACTTCAGTGCCTTCGAATAACCATGTCATGTTGTTTTTGCTTTAAATCCATAATGTTGTACTTTAATTTATCTTATGTTACCATGATGATGCATATTCTTGATTTACCACAGAAGAATGACATTTAGTTTTACATTCGTGCCACTCAAACGTCTGAAATTCTGTAGTCCAAAAAGAATCTGCCAGTGCCTGTTCCAATGAAATGTTGTTTAAATTAAATTTTTTGCTGATTTCTTGCCATTCGGCATTGTGTGTGTATCTGTTGGCCACCCAACAGCAGGGAAACAATCTTCCCTGAGCGTCTATATACAGTCCTTTGTTTCCAATGGCACACAATGGCACAACGGGCGACATATCCTTGACTGTGTTGTATCGCTGCACACTGATTATACTACTGTCTCTCTGTGCTCCGCGATCTGTTAACGCTCGATTTTCTCTTTCAAATCTCTTGGTAGTGCTTTGCCACTTTACGCTTGGTTCCAGTGCATCATACACACCATAAGTTGGATATATGCTGCCAAATTTAGTGCTTTTTGTAATTTGAAACCTGTCACAGCCCAGCTCAACTGCCTGTGATTGCATGTTATCAAGAAAGTCTTCATTGAATGAAAAAGCAATTGCAGCCCATACTATTTCACATTTGCTGGCGGATCTCAACGCTCTGATTCCGTTGATGATACTATCCCAATCACTGTTTACACGATACTGATTGTTGCTGTCATGATCGTAGCCGTCGATACTGAAATGAACACTGTCTTGACTGTCTAACAACGTGCCTAACTCACTCCACCATTCAGGTTTCTTATAGCTTCCGTTGGTGACAATAACAAACTTAACTGGTTTTATATCTTTTATATATCTAATAATAGGAATCAAATCGTGCGCATAAATGGGATCACCATCGTCGCCACAAAAAGTAATACGTTCAACATTTGACTTTACAAACTCGGGGGTAAAGTTTTTTCTAAAGAAATCCAATGTTAATTCTGTATTTTTAAGACCGTTGGGCACTTCTTGCCTAGCGCATCTAGGACACTTTAATGTACACTTGCTGCTAACTTCAATGTGAAAATGCCAAGTGGCTAACATAGTTGTGTTTCTCTTTGCCATTGATTACTAAAGTTAGTGCCGGTTCGCGTGGTACCACACGTGGATACACATGTGGTATTTGGTCGATCACTGATCCAAGAAGTCTGTAATGTTTCAATGTTGGTTATAAAATCTTTTTGTCTTCCGCCTATCCAACAGCACGGACTTATCCGTCCACATGCATCAATAAACGTGCTTTGTTCCTTTAATGCGTGACAATCTATTGCTGAACTGACACGACCTGGAACAGTCCAACCAATGGGCTGTTCCAACCGATCTGTAAAACCACGTTTTGAAACTTTGGCACGGAACCAAGTGAATCCCATGTCTCGTGCCAGCTGCTCACACTCATCAACTTGATGCTGATTGTGTCGATACACCAGCATGTCCCAGTGTGCTGACCCGCCTGCTGATATATAAGCCTTGGCATTGGCCATGAGTTTGTTCCAGTTGACATTCTTTCTATAGACATCATTGGTGTCTTCTAGTCCGTCAATGCTGAATACCACATAGTCTCGTGGCTGATTGAACATAGCGCCCAGTTCGTGCCACCACAGGGTGTTTTGAAGAGCACCATTGGTGTTCATGCCTAGCACAATGTTGTGGTTGAGTCGGCGAAACTCTCTGTAGATATCGAGTGTGTGTCTGCCAGCAGCAGGATCACCGTAGTTGCCACACATGAACATTTTGTCAAGATCAGCAATACGGTCAGCATCAAACACTTTTAGTATTTTGTACATGTCAAGATGATGCTGCTGACTTTGGTCAAAGTCAGCGTCTGTTTCTCGAGCACACAAAGGACATGCAGCTTGGCATACGTCTGTGGGCTCTAGGTGTAAGACTTTTATATCACGCAACATCTATGTCTGTGTTATAGTTGGTAAAGCCGTTTTCTTTGACAACAGTCAAAATATTATTTACCCGCCCGGCCAATTCATCTTTGTGTGATACCAGCCAAACGCTTTTCTGTGATTCACGGCTCATCTTTTTAAGAATAGCCAGTGCATTTTCAACACCGCTACTGTCCATACCGCTGTCTACTAGTTCGTCAATAAACAATAAATTAATCTGACTGTATAGACTTTCCCATACATCTCTAAAGCTCCAGCTTAAACTTAGAATCAATCTATTGCGTTCACCACGACTTAAATTGTCAAAATCCAATTCACGTCCCAGTTCTTCAATACTAACTGACAGATCGTTGTTGAATTTCACAGTATGTGGCAGTCCAATTTTGTCCAAGTAATAGCCCAATCGAGCATTTAAGTAACTTAGGTTCTGATCGATAATTTTTTTACGGATAAAACTGTCTTTGTTGGTCAACAGTTTCAATAAAAATTCTTGATGATCCTTGACTCGAGTCAATTGATTCATTAAATCATAAGTGATTTCTTGAAGTGCTTGCTCTTGCATTTCTTTAATTTGGTCAGCGTAAGGATCTAATTCATTTTGCTTGGCTGTTAATTGTGTTAAAACAGTGGCCATGCTGGCTCGATGTTCAAAAGCATCACTTTCAGTAGCATAAAAAGTTTCGGGCTTGGTACCTAACTCACCCAGAGTTTTCAATGCTTCAGTATGTTCCATCCACTGTGAGTTAGTTGCTAGTGCTTGTAGTGCGGCTTCCTGTAATGCCTGGCGTTTTTCCTCTAGCAACTGTTCTTGTTTGACATCGTGAAAGGCTTGTCCGCAACTGTGACAAGTATGATTCTCTAGGCTGGCAATATCTGCTTTGAGCTTGTCAACTGCTTTAAGCTCTCTGGCTTCATCTAGTTCACAGCGTTTGATCCAACCGACTAAGTCTTTGATCTGCTTGGCTTTTTCGTTGTATGTGGTCAAAGCAAGATGTGCAGCTAGTTCAGATTCAACATCCAACGTTGCCAGCTGATTGTACGCACTCTGTAGTGCAGCTACGTCTGAATCTTTCTTTTGTTGCCATAGAGTTTGACGTCTTTTGAGCGAATCAATTTGATCTTGAATTCTTTTGTTGGCGTCGCCCACTGCTTTGATACGAAACTCTTCTTGTTGAATCTGATCTTTTGTGGATTTGTTTTGTTCTTTAAGAGCATCAGCCTTTTCACTGAGCATGGTAATGCCCAACAATTGTTCAATGATGGTTCGTTGATCATTGGCTTTGAGACTGAGGAACGGCTCTGTGTAAGTGTTTAACGCAACAATGTGCTTGAACATGTCATGGCTCATGCGCAGCAGTCGTTCAATTTCTAGTTGAGTTTCCCTGCTGTCGCCTTGACTGTTGTCGTCTTTGCTTTCTAATTCTTGCTCGTCAACATAAAATTTGAGCACATTGGGCTTACGACCTCGTTCAATTCTATAGCTGCGACCATCACATTCAAAGTCAATGGTAACCAACATGTGTTTGACATTGGTTTTATTAATCAAGTTGTCTTTTTTGATGTTGGTCAATGCTTGACCAAACAGCGCATAACTAAGTGCATTGATAATAGTTGTCTTGCCAGTACCATTGCGAGCACCACTGTCATCTCCGCCTAAGTCTAAGTTTTCGCCTAGCACAAGAGTAAGATCTCGACGATCGAAGTCGATTCCCTGCGTAGCATTGCCCACACTCATGAAGTTTTTAACTGACAACGATTTAATTTTGAACATATTTTAATTTGTTAATCATATAAAGAATTTCTTTGGTATTTTTAAACCAATCTTTATAATCGTATACGGGTATTGTAACAGAATACTTGTTCTCAATGCAATAGTTTAAATATCCTTGATCGTGTAAATTGATTATATCATCAACTTGTAAAGATTCTTTCGAATCTAATGCATTGTTTATCTTTAGCCAGTTATAATATATTTCAAAGTATTGACTATTGGCTTCTTTCCACTCATCACACAATGTTAGTAATTGATCATATTTAATAACATTTCCACCAGACCTTTGTATCAAGTTGGTTAGTGATTCGACTGGATTTAGAATTAAAGATTCTAAATCTAAATTTATAATATTTTTTTCAATCAGCGGCTCCCATTTAAATGGCCACCTGTGATACAGTAAAGTAAAATTTTCTCTTACAGCATAGGGTTCTGCCGAGTCGTGCCAAAATTGGTCAACATGACTTTTGGTTTCGTCTATTACATTGGTTTTTTGAGCTTTTGTAACGCAGGTTTTATATATAATCGGTCTTATAGCCGGAGTTATGCATGCTCTTATAATTAATGGATTAATAAACTGTTTCTTGATATTAATATATGAATCGTTATTAATTCCGTTGTCGCATAATATTATTATTTTTTTATCAGTTTCTATTTCACTATGTTGATAATTAACAGGATCGTGAAACCATGTATTGGTATATTTAAATGTAGAGTGACTGTTGCCGTTGTTTGAAAATTTAAAAGAACTATTATTTGATTTATAAGTTGCATCCGAAAATTCAGTAAGTACATGAAATATAAAGTTTCCGAATCCACCAGACGGGTAACTAATTAGAATGTTTCCGGCATTATTAATCATAGGTTTCTGTAAATGTCTAGCAACAGTTTATTGTCGTAGTGCTCACTGGCAATGGCAGTAAGTTGATTGGTCACGATTTGATCCACGCTTTCAAATTCAATATTGCCTTGAATAGCATATTCATTTAAGTCGGCATTTTTTTGTGGAATGAGAGTAATCTCTCGCAATTTATGACTGGTCATAAATGTTTCTTTGATAAAAGTTGCTTCTTCGTAACTGATATCAATGTCAATATTTACTCTGACATGCATTCCGGGTTTGAGGATACTGTCAGCATTGTTTAAAATAGCACCCAGGCCCAGTACTCGATAAGTGGGTTGATCGGGCCATGCATGATACACAGGTTCCTGGCCCCATTCTAAGATAGCCAGTCCGCGTTCGTCATCGTCGGCGTCAGCATAGTTGTGTGGGAAACAGTTACCAATATAGGTGATATTTTTATGTGTTTGGCGTTTGTGAAAATGTCCACTGAACACATGATCGATTTTGCCAAAATCTTCTCTCTGCAGTTCACCGTGATCGGGCATCTGCACCATGGCGTTCATGTAAAAATGTGGTAACTCAAAATGACCAAATACGTACTTGCTTTTTATTTTAGGAATGCGTTTATGATCATCACCGACCAACCAAGGAGCAATAGTAACGTCACCCTCACTAAACCAATCATTAACGATTTGTATATTGGGGAGATGACGTGCCCACTCCACACTTTGAATATCACGCTTATCGCGATAGTATAAATCGTGATTCCCAGGAATAAAATAGACTTGGTTAAAATTAGCATTTAAATGTTCTAACGCCCGCAGGCTGTAATTTAGAGTAACAATATTGATGCTGGCCCGATTGTTGTGCCAATCGCCAAGAAACAGTGCTGTTTCGCAGCCTTCTTCTAGTGCTTTGGCAGTGGCCCATTTAACAAAAGCCAAACAGTCTTCGTTGTGTAGTTGACTGTTTGACTTGAGTCCAAAATGTATATCAGTAAAAATTGCAGCTTTTTTAAATAGATTACTCATAGGTTACATAGTAGCAGATTGTGCAACGTTGTGCAACCTATTAGGAATTATTCGTCGTAGTGTTGACTACCACTGCTCATACCTTGACGAGTGTAACTGGGGTTTAGTCCATTTATTTCTAAAATATCGTCGCGAATGTTTTGGTTACGTTTTTCTACGTTCAAAACTCGGGTAAAGCTGTTGGTAATGGCCGCAGTGTAGTAAGCAAATGGATTCTGTGACTTTGATTCGTCAAACTGCAGGCCAATTTGGCTCAGTTGCAACAATGCCTGACTTCGCATTTCATCATTGTAGGTGTAACCGCGCCAGTTGCTACGAGTGGCATAGCGTTCACACAGTTTGATAAACATGTGTGCTAGCTTGTTGGTCATCTGTCCGTGGTCTTTGCTAAAAACACCAGTTTCTAGATCACCTTTCCAGTGGCTTTTACCTACCACTATTGGATTAGAATCTGCATCCACTGAGTAGTGAAA